AATAGGCATGATTACGTCATTGCCAATTATGTCAATAGGCATGATTACGTCATTGCCAATTATGTCAATAGGCATGATTACGTCATTGCCAATTATGTCAATAGGCATGATTACGTCATTGCCAATTATGTCAATAGGCATGATTACGTCATTGCCAATTTTATCCATCGATTCTGTCCAGTGAGAATATTTTCATTCTCATCCGTAATTGTCAAATTCGTCGAATAAATCAAAATTATTCCATGATTCACTGGAAGTGTAAACAACTGACCTGGCCCTACATTCATATAAAACCGACTATTCTGTTGGGAGGTAAGCGCTTCCTCTTGGAAATATTGTGTATACCCGCTATTATTCACAATAATAACAGTTTGACCTTCCGTCGGTCTGGCGAATCCATTGATGGTCGATGACTGACCTATATCACTAATGATCATGAAATAGGTATATCCATCGCTCAATATATAATCATCTACAATCTCATCTTTGAGTTCTATGGACGGACCTTTCGTAAACACCAAATTCCCATTATACAACCCAGGTTCACCTGTTGGACCCGTCAACCCAGTTGATCCAGTCGACCCGGTCGACCCTGTCGATCCCGTATTTGCAGCATCCCCTTTTTCACCCGTTGAACCTGTGCATCCGGTTTCCCCCGTCATTCCAGTGGATCCCGTATCTCCAGTACACCCTGTAGGACCCGTACCAATATCCCCGGTAGGTCCAGTGCATCCGGTTTTCCCGGTAGGTCCAGTGCATCCAGTTGGACCAGTAAATCCAGTTGGACCTTGTGGCCCCACATACGTTCCGGAACCATTCGGTTTGAAAACAGAAGAACACCGTGTTGCGCGTGATTTTTTCTGTTGGACTAATGTGCTCGGATCCAAAGACATATACCAATCATTAGAAAATAATGACACGAAAATAACCGACAAACGACAAATCAATTGATAATGATCGGTGCGGTAAAATGCAATATAGAAAATAAAAGATACGTATAAGTATAACTCTTCTTATGAATCATAATTATATTAATCAAATACTAGATCGAGAACATATATCAAACGAAATTCGCAATATTCTGACTTCTTTTGATAAAAAATGCAAGGACATTACGTTTAAAAAAGGCATTTACATCTATGGTTCTCCCGGATGTGGGAAAAGTGTTTTCATTCAAAATATCCTACAGGATCTAAATTATGATATTATTCAATACGACGCCGGCGATGTGCGTAATAAATCTCTGATTGAAACCATAACCTCCAACAATGTGGCTTCTCAGAATGTTCTCCATCTCATGTCTAAAAAAGTGAAGAAAATAGCAATTATCATGGACGAAATTGATGGAATGAATAATGGCGATAAAGGCGGTATTACTTCGCTCATCAAACTGATTCGACAGAAAAAAACCAAAAAACAAAAATTAGAATCCATGACGATGAATCCTGTCATTTGCATAGGCAATTATTATGTCGACAAGAAAATCAAAGAACTCATGAAAGTATGCAACGTGTTTGAACTAAAATCTCCTACAGTGGATCAAATGACCCGATTGTTGAGTCGTACAATCGATGCACCCACGATTCCGACAGTATATTTACCGTCCTTGGTCGAGTATATCCAGGGCGATTTGCGAAAATACGATTTCGTGAAAAAGATTCATGGCAAACGCCCAGAATTGTTGACGGATCCAGAAATCATGTGCAACGTCTTTCATACGAAACATTACAGCGAGAACTCGAAGAAAATTACTCAGAAACTCCTACAGGGTCCGGTTGCATTGGATCAGCATTGCAAGTTCATGAATGAAACGGATCGCACAATTGTCGCGCTTTTGTGGCATGAGAATATTGTGGATGCGATTTCTGGATCGTCGCCTTTGAAATCCATTCCATTTTATTTCCGGATATTGGAGAACATATGTTTTTCAGATTTCATTGACAGGATCACCTTTCAAAACCAGATTTGGCAATTTAATGAAATGAGTTCTCTCATCAAGACGTTTTACAATAATAAATTGTATCATGACACATTTTCGTCGAGGATGACGAGATCGACGGAAAACAATGCGCAAAATACCTCTATTCCCATCGATGTGAGATTTACCAAGGTTCTCACCAAATATTCGACGGAATACAACAATATATTATTTATTTACAATCTTTGTCAGAAAATAAACATGGACAAAAAAGATTTAGTGGCGTTTTTCCAGGAACTAAGGTTGCATTATTCGGACACGTCGACATCAGCGACGTCCGCCAATGATAAATTGGCGCTCATTGAAAAATTGTTTGAAAATACTGAAATTGATAAATTGAATATTCGGCGAATGTACCGATATTTAGACAAAAATGTAAAACGGGATTCGGCCATTTTAGAAGAGGAGGATGATGATCTAGATGATTGAAATAAATCATGGATGGATTATATATACAAACTCTGGGCAGTCGTCACATATTTGAGAATGAGTCCGTCAATCTGTGACAATACATGCATCGTTTCGACCTTTCCTGCCAATTCGCAGATGGCCGACACTTCGCGCGTAATGGTCGATATTTTGAGAATGGCTTTTGTGAAATCTCCAACAGTGATTCCTTTGTCTGCCAATCGGCCCTGTATGAACTGTTTGCACTCTAGCTCGGTAGTGCATGCGCACCATTCCGCTATTTCGTCGACCAATTCGTATTGCAAGAGGCCGTCGTAATCAATGCCCGACTCGACTTGATATTGTGTCTCCAGTCGAATCAACTCGTCAGCAATCTCCTGTAGGAAATGAAACGATGTATTGTTTAACGAATGTAACGACGAATCTGCCACTTTTATCTGTGTAAAAATCGAAAACAGTTGGATAAATTTGGCTGCATTATAATGTGAAAAATAGTCGATCCTTTCCAACAGGGCAGCCATGAAAATGGCGGGGATCTCGGCAGAAATACCCGCATGTTTTCCCAACAGGGTTTGTTGGATGGTTTTTTTTGCAACTTCTTCTGTATTATGCTCGATAATTTCGACAAGACCTTTCTGTTGCATAATCTCGCAAACGCGGACGATCTGTGTGGAAATGTAGTTGGCCGTGTATTCATACGTTTCCGATTCTTTCGCATATGATTTCTCGTATTCCAAAAATTCGCCGTAGATTTTCACCTGTTGGTCAATCGCGGGATATTCCTGTTTTAATTTCGCCAATTCTTTTTCGATTTCCTTTTTCTTTTTTGGCGCGAGCAAATCGATATTCATCATTTGTTTTAAATTCTGGTATTTTTTGTAGATTTCAGTGTTGTTGGTATTGGTATTAGAAATTGTCAATGTTCTCGTCCGATCCATTTCTTCGGCCATTCTGTTCAATGTGATTTGTTGCAGATCCTGGCGAATACCGAGTTCAGATGCAAGCATACTCCGTTTCATAAACTGTTCAATGTCTCCTACAGGGATTCCTTGGTCTTGGTCTTGACCTTGGACGTGACCAAGGTCCGGACCTTTATCACTAGCCGCGGATCGCAAGAATGACAAGATGCCACTGTAGGAGATGTGGTATTTGGACACTAGTTTTTGCGGCTTGCCGCTCAGAATGGCTTGGTATTCAGGCAACGGCGGGAGTTCAAACAGGTTATTGCAATGGATGACGTGGCCGACCGTGTCGATTCCGCGGCGTCCTGCGCGCCCTGCCATTTGCGTGTACTCGTGCGAATAGAGCGAGCGATTCCCGTGATTGTCGTATTTCGTCAGATCAGTGAATATGGCTGTGCGAATGGGGCAGTCGAGACCGATTGCGAACGATTCGGTGGCAAACAGGAGTTTGACATGTTTGCGCGAAATCATGATTTCGACGAGTTCTCGCAACACCGGAATCATTCCGGAATGATGGATCCCTACGCCTTTTTCCAACAGGCCGATTAATTGGTTGTATTCAGGCAATTCCGCGTATTCCTTGTAATTGGGAAATTTGCGCAGGATCTTGTCGCATTCGTCGTGCATGGTATACGGCACTTTGCTGTCGAATTCGAGCAGGTTCGTGGTGATACTTTTCGCGCAGATTTCGACGTTTTTCCTGGAAAACACGAATGCGATTGCGGGCAGCATCTCGGCGTCTCTCAAATGTTCACACAGACGATTGAGAACGAAATTGCGTTTCATGTACATGCGCTCTTTGTTGAAGATGTGATGGAGTTTGCCGATGACGTGGTAGGTGTCGTCGTTGAATTTCCCTGTTGGAGATCGGATTTCAATGAATTTGTGGCTTTTTTCGCGAATGTATTCTTGCACGGTCTTGTCTTTGATTTTTTTGTAGGGGTCTTCTGTGGTTGCCCAGAACACGTAATGTGTGAGAGGGACCTCGCGTCGATGTGTTTGTGCCAAATAGACCTTCTTATCGGGTTGATCTTGTTTATCGGGTTGATCTTGTTGATCTTGGTGATCGGGTTGATTAGAGGGTTGCTTTTGCAATTTACAAGTTTCACACCATTTCGCGAATCCAACAGGGTCATCGATCGTGGCCGACAACATGACCATCTGCACTTGTGGAGGCAGCATTACGATCGTCTGTTCCCACACATGACCTCTGTCCGCATCATTGATATAATGCACTTCGTCGAAAATCACACACGCCAATTCAGTGTGCACGTTTATATCGAAACCCACTAGATTTTGATTTTGCATTTGCGATTGACCTTGATACAGTTTGTTCATGAGTATTTCCGTCGTCATGATGAGAACATCCGCGCCAGGGTTCGTTTTAATATCCCCTGTTAGAAGCCCGAATGAAATATGCGGATATTTTTGCGAGAACTCGTGGTATTTTTGATTGGAAAGCGCTTTGATCGGCGATGTATAAATGACTTTTTTGCCTTGTTTTTGAAAATATTGGATGGCGAATTCAGCTGCCAAGGTTTTGCCCGATCCCGTCGGAGCACACGTCAATACATGATCGCCTCGGTGAATACCTTCGATCGCATATTTCTGAAAATCCGACAATGGATACGGATACGTTTCGAATATAGTTAGTAACGCCGGATCCGACGAATCATATGGATCTTTGCAAACATGAGGCATTGTATTGGATAGATATTATACTGATATAATAACAGTATAACATCTATATTATTTATAGGGCTCGATCACCGAGCGGGCATTTTGTAGATTACATTCTAAATGCGCATACCAGTCAAAATCACCTGTTGGATAAAGAAATATCAAGTATGTTTCCAAATATGTCTGCCATTTCGCACAGTTCCAACCGTACCATGACTCAATGACCCTTTCTTGTAGTACGCACGCGCATTGTCCGAGAACACGGATTTCATCGCGAAATAATTGGTTCGAGGGTTACTAATCGGATTCGGTAAATAGGGTACATTCGCCATCGATGCGAAATATAAATTCATATGATATGCGCTTGACATGAATAATAATATAATAGTAGAATATTATATTATCTTTTAGAAAATAGAATAGAAATGAAAACATCTAAAAAGGAAGAACAACTTTTTACAAAAAAATGACTTATTATTTATTGCCAAGAGGGAATATGAATATTTATCGCGATTTGTCCTACAGGGAATCCTCTGATTCGACTCCGATTATTATTTCGAATTCGGTCGCCCAGTATTTGTATGGAATGAAAGAAAATATCGACGACAAGGAAAAGAAGTGGGATACGTTCAAGAAATACACCAATCCGTGTGAATATATTCATACGATGGTGCCTTTCAAAAAAAAGAGCGTGGCTAAAACCAAGCCCATTTCGCGGTCCTATTTCAAAATGATTGAATTGTTGCATATATTCCCAATCTTTCCTGTAGGGGTACGATCATCTATGCAGACGTTTCATTTGGCAGAAGCCCCCGGCGGATTCATTGAAGCGATTGGCCGAACACGGCGTGAGTTGTGTCCTGGCAATACGGACCAATATTATGGCATGACACTACTCGATAAAGCGGACACGACGGTGCCGACCTGGAAAAAGGGCGATTTCATGCACGATTTCTCCGGCAATATCCTGTTGGAAAATGGCGCTGATGGTACTGGAAATATATTGTCTCTGGACAATTTCGTGGATATTTGCTCACCTGAATCGAACAAGAAATATGTGGGGATGATGGATATTGTGACGGGGGACGGTGGGTTCGATTTCTCCACCGATTTCAACCAACAGGAAATTGCGATTGGCAAATTGCTGTTTGCGCAGATTGCTTATGCGGCATGTCTACAGAAACGCGGCGGCTCATTTGTTCTCAAAATTTTTGACAGTTTTATGGCACATACGATCGATCTCATGTATTTGCTGACAACCCTGTATGAAAAGGTGTATATAGTGAAACCGCAGACGAGTCGATATGCGAATTCCGAGAAATATTTGGTATGTATCGGGTTTCTACATGAAAACGCTCGAATCTATCCCTATTTTCACGCGTGTTTTCGAGACATGGTTTTGCAAGAAGAGGAGAACTCGTGTAAAAAAGAGATTGGCCGATTGTTGAAGATACGCCCCACTTTTCTTTTTCTGCAGAAAATGGAAGAATACAATGCGATTTATGCGCAAAAACAAATGATGAATATTCAGTACACGATTACGTTGATAGAATCGAAAAACAAACACGAGAAAATCGAGAACTTGATACAAACCAATGTACAGAAATCGACGAATTGGTGTATTAAATATGGCGTGCCTTACCATACTATCACATTTCCAACAGCAACCAATGTGTTTATGAACGATAATAATGGATCCTGCACATAAACGCGTTATTTAATTCGATCGGATTGTTTGTGGATGGATTTCTAAGAGGAAAATTTGTATTTTTTATAAAATCCTCGAAAGATTCGATGTTAAAAAGATAATAAGAATGACCACCTTCATATATTGCAATTGCCATTTCATTATCTTTAATAACCTCAAATGAAATTGGATCTTCCCTTAGAGGCATGTTTTCCATATTTACATCAAATGGTATTTCAATGTCAATCACGGCATCATTAAAAACAATACTCATGTAATTGTGATAAGTGAATGGAAGATTTGTTGGTCGGCGTGATAATAGTTCGGTTAATTGTTGTCTATTTGAAATACGTATTCGATTCATTTTAGCCAAAAATCGTTTAATACGTATTTGAAGACCATGATTTGTGGTTAATGATTCATACATAAAAATAAGCATTCCAATCAAAAATAATAATGAGAACAATTTCAATTCATTCTCAGATAATGCCATACTATGTTCTGGGTGGTCTTTCAAAAATTTTTCATACATTTCGGGGGTTATTCTTTGAGGAGGAAACCCTCCATATATTGCACTTGACATTCGATCTATTGAATACGGAAAATCGGATGGTTTTAGAGAAGATGATGTAAGAGAAACGCGTTTTTCCGTATTCAATTCAAGCAATAATTCTTCTTTTATTTTATTCAAGATTCGGATTGCTTCCGTCGCGCGGAATCCTTCAAATACGTTATATAGTTGTATAAGAACAGACTCTGACTCATTGTATTTATGGAATTTTCTCAAAAATTTGGCGGTTATGGTTGAATCGTCCGCTGGCAATGCCTCCATCGCGTCCATTTTATCGTGTAGTGTTTTCGATTTTAATGTAGAAGATCTGGGGGGATTTTTTCCTCCTTTTTTTACTTTACGCAAAGATTGTGGTTTGGTTCTCTCTTTTTTACGCGTGGTTCTCATTCTCATATATAATTATTATTTAAAATAATAATTATTATTTTCAACAAACAAATGCGTTTATTTCTTGCAAACCTTTCTGCAACGGCATTTCTTTGTGACCTTGTTTCTGTGTTTGTAAGGAGAACCGCATGATTTTCCGCCACCCTTTTTGGATGTCTTGTTTTTGCTGCTCTTACGCAGTTGACGAAGTTGCAATGATTTTGCCATTTATATATATTTGTTAGAAAATAAATTGAAATTAGGGTGTCGATGTCGATGTCGAGGTAGACGATGTATTCAACTGTTGGACAATCCGCTCTCTCGCATCCCGCCATTGCGCCCATGAAATCGCTTTTGGTTCAACTACAGGGGATGCAGATTCTTCTTCAGCATATTGTTTGTCTAAATTCTCAGATCGACGAAGAGCCGAGTCGACATACAACTCTTTCAATAACTTGCCAATTCCAACAGAGGCTTCATGTTGATCGACGCGTTCGTCTTCAATCATTTTGAGAACCCAGAGAAATTTAGAGAATATTTCTAAATTCAATTCGTCTTTCAGCAATTTATTGAAAATGTCGGTATAGTTGAAAAATAGGAATTTGGCTTTTTCGCCACACAAATCCCTAAATTGGTCAGGGTTCTCCTTCCTTAGTTGTGAATGTGTGCGTTTTAATTGTTCGATCGTTTCTACGTCCGCACGAATAGGATCACTATTGCGCGCATTACGAATATATTCCGTGTTGTCTTGGCATTCGTCTGCATTCTCTTTCAGCAATTTCTTGAGATTCAATGTTTCTTTGGGTGTTAGTTTGGTTTCTATCGGATTCGACATTCTTATATATATACCGATTTGAATACCCTCGTTTTATACGAGTCGTAAGAGACGAATAAAATAAATAACATATATTATTATGGAAGATACGGAACCCACAAGTAAACGAGATCAATCAAAAGAAAATCCTTTTCTGATAATCATCGATTGGTGTAAAAAATATATAGTTTATATCTTTATATTTTCAATTCTTATTGTCTGCGGGATTTATTCTTATATAACAGAAGATTCACATCATTCTTCAACTACTAATAAAAAACACGTGAGGTTCTCCGAAAAAAATGAATACAAATACATATAATTGAATCTATCTAAAAACTATATATGTGGGAATATGTTTTCGCATCCATTCTATTTCTCATCTTTATCGGTGGAATATACAAATATTTTGAAGAGATCCAACAGTATATTATCGAAAAAATACTTCCGGATAAACGTGTTGAAAATATGAAGGAAAAAATGGCAGAAGTTGAACTCGAGTACTCAGAGACGAATAAAAACTCTAATAAAACACATATTCTTGATTCTATTCACAAGATGGAAAAATATGTAAAAGAATCCAAGTGGCTTCCAGACTTTAGCAAATATCTTTCGTTATAATATAAAATGAAAGCGGAATCTTGGACCGTATTGTTATTGTTTTTAGCAATTATTGCGATTTCGATATGGATTTATGTTTTGTCCACCACCGAACTGAAAGAAAATTTCGCAGTCCAGTCATATAGCGAGGATTCTATTCCTATTCAATTAGTGGATGGTAATTTATCAGGTAAACCGGATCCATCCGCATGTATTCGTATTTCCAAATTTGGGCTAGTGTGTAATTTAAATGAAAACACAGATGGTATTGATATTTTTTCCAATGCAAAGGGAGATGTCGGATCTACGAATAGTTCTGGTCTACACAATTCACTCGGACCTCTTTCTCTGACACCTGAAATGGTAGATCTCCTCACAACCCGTGGAAATAATGCAACAGGTTCAAGTTCCATTGCAGGAGGCACTGTTACTGCATATAGTGCTTAGGTTAATTAATCATAAATTCGCATTTTTTACAAAATACGATTTTCTGCGTTGTCTCGATGTTAATATCCACCCAATCTGTTTCCATATCGTGTTTGCAATATTCATCTAAAAATTCTCGCATATATTCCAACATGGATTGTATTTGTTTATTCTTTGTATTTGTCTTGGTCACACCATATTGTATTTCCTGTTGTAAAAGGCGATATGCCGTGAATATATGACTGCACGCTAATTCCATGATGGTTTCTATGTTTCTATGTTTCTATGTTTCTATGATCTTTTGATTTTTGAATTTGTATAAATAAAAAAGGTTTTTTATTTTTTATTTATTTTATTTTCCCTTTTATTTTTTATTTTCCCTTTTATTTTTTATTTTCCCTTTTATTTTTTATTTTCCCTTTTATTTTTTATTTTCCCTTTTATTTTTTATTTTCCCTTTTATTTTTTATTTATTTTATTTTATTTAAGTAATTCTTTCATTTTTGTCGCATTCCACACCATGTATGGAGGTTTTTTAGAGTTAAACTCTAGAGATTGACACCAACGTAGTTCCCTCTCTTTTAATTCCTGCTGTTGTTTTTTTATCCAATGCATAGAGTCAAATGCATCGTTATACGACCCGCATTCCCAGCTTTCTTCGCTTCTCTCGTATTCCCTTTCTTTTCTCTTGTATTCACACTCGGCTTCCCACTCTGCCCGTTCTTGCTTTACACCTTTTTACATTTCAAATGCCGACCCTTGCGGTCGGCATCTTTTAATGTAATTAGGCAACTGTTACTTTTCACCGATAAATCACCTTTTATATACAGATAATTCAACCTAAGGTTGAATTATCCTATATAATCGGCGTTTGAAAGGTGAAAAGGTGTAAATCGTCTTCATACCTCATGACATCTGCTAATTCGCAATCGAACTCTCCGCCAATAAGCATCGGATAAGAATACCATTTCGGACCAAGAAATCGTTCACATTCTTCAGCATGAATTCTCTCTAATCGTTCGTATTTCTCTCTTTTCGCTTTTGAACGCTCTTTTTCTCTCGCTTTATAATCTTCGTATCTTGTTTTATTCCGCTCTCTTATAAAATTTATCTTAAATTCATCCGGAGATTCTGGAGTCGTATCAGACAAAGACGGAAAATCACTGTTATATTGAGCAATCCGCTTTCTTCGCCTTTTTCGCTTCCCAATCCGCTTTCTTCGCCTTTTTCGCTTCTTCTTCGCTTTTGTTGTATCTACACTTCATATTTATGCGTTGGTTGGTATTGTGCTTATTATATTTGTTTTACACCTTTTAACCGATAAATTGCCTTTTTTATCATTCATGATCACACAACCGTCGAATATAAATCTGTAGGAGATAAAGATAAATGGGACGGTATTTTCATATCGATGGAATTTCGCAGGTGTTTTTTCTGATTATGTTCCTTTTTTTCATTCAATCGTTTCATTAATTGCGCAGTTCGTTTATCGCGTTCCGTTTTCTCTTCTTCCATGACAATGGTCAATAAAATATTCGACAGGGACGTTTTCCTTCCATCGAATTTATTTTTACACATGTTGGAGAACCATGCATCAAAATAGGATTGAATACACATTTTGCCTCCGGCTCCACAACCAGTGCTTCCTATTGCACTTTCCACCAATTTATCGCCGCAATGTGAGACATTATCCTCATTATCATTATCATCAAACAGTCCATTGTTGACTTCATTTTTCAGTTTTATATAATTGGCATGTTCTTCCATGTAGTGCAGTTTCTGGTCATCATACAAGTTCTCCAGGGCCTTTTCTTTGAGTCTCGTATCTATATCCACATCGATTTTCAACAAATCCAAATATTTGCCCTTGTATTCTTTGATGATTTTCAATGCATCTCGTCGTTGAGAAACCGGCAACTGAATTTCGCTTGTAATATTGACGCAGAATGCAATCCATTCCTGTTTGAGTTGGATATATTCTTCGAGCCTTTCTTGTATTTGATAGATCTTGATGAGCCCGGTTAGAATAGCGATGGTAAAACTCATTACTGTAAAAAAAACATTGAGAACAAAGACCTGTTGTGTGGAGGAGAGTTGAGTGATACTGACGGATCCGGATGCAGTTGACAAGATCATTCCAAGAAGAACGTTTCGCCGAATGATCGAGCGGTACTGTTTAATCGCGAGATCGAGCGTTTCAATTTGCAGAGACCCGATTTGCACCCATTCTGACAATGTTTCTAAATTGCTTTCATTCCAGTGAATTCCGACGATTTCTGAAGTGGTTGTTGTAATTACATTCGTATTGGATACATTGGTATTCATGTTCATGTTCATGTTTTCAGATGACTCGGGATTTTCTGCATCATCGCTCATTTATAATTCATTATATTTTATATTTTTTATCATGGATATGTGTAGGGTGGGAAGGTATAACGGATGTTGTCACTAGGCCAATTCTAAACAATCACAAAAATTTAGTAAAAATGTAATAAGAGCAAATGTTTGATAGATTTACAAAATCTATAGCAATAATATATTATGAATTGTTACAGTTGTTTAATATTACTGTTATTATATTTCGCAGTAATTTTTCTTAATAAATACAATCTTATCCATCTTGAAACCAAATCGGAAAAATTCTATCAAAAAAAAGAAAATCATAAAAAAGTACAAGACATTTTTCACAATGTTTTGCCACATTTTCAACATTTTGAATATGCGTCAGATATTTTACTAGTTTTGGTATTTGTTTATCTTGCAATAATGAATTTTGGTCTGATATATCAATTGGCCGGTTTTATTTTCACTCTTGTGCTTTTACGTCAATTGATCATTCAAATTACAGTTCTTCCCAAAAACGAAACATGCAATATAAAAGACACGTGCATGTTTCGCGGCGGATGTTATGATAAAATATTCAGCGCACATTTTGGAATTGTCATGTTAACCACATGGGTTCTTTATGACAATGGCCTCATAAATAAATTCGTCATGATATTTATAAATTTGTTGAATGCGTTGTTTATACTATTAAGTCGCAACCATTATACTATTGACATCATTGTCTCCATTTTTGTGGTTATAATAATTTATCAAAACAACCTGAATATTTGTTATTATTTAGACAAAGTTACATGTAGTTACAAGTAGTTATGGATGGACAATCGATAGAGTGAAACGAAAGGGTATTGATAATTCTATAAGGCAGAATTACCAAACAATCAACAAAATACAATATGGAAAATTGATGGAAATTAAAAAAAAAGAACGAACAAAACAAAACAAACAAAATACATGGGAATCAAATTTTTGAATAATTATTTCAAAAAAAAGTGCACAGAAAAATCTTATCAACGAACCCATTTAAACCAATTTCGCGGAAAAACAATTAGTGTAGACATTAGTATTTATCTCTACAAGTTCTTGGCAGAATCTGCGCATGTAACGACAAACGAGACGGATAATACAAACACCGTCATGTGCGACATGAATATTTACATGGAGAATTTATATTTGTTTTTGGCGCTCTTTTATTATTACCATATAATACCCATCTTTGTATTTGATGGAAAACCGCCCCCAGAAAAACGCGCCATATTGAAAAAAAGGTATAACGACAAGAAAACCGCCGAAATTCTCTACGACGAAATGTGTAAAAGCCACACAGGTTCTCAAACCGAGCTCAATGAACTCTGCAAGAAAATGGTTCGCATCAAAACCGAACACTTGGAAAATGCAAAGGCCCTCATCACAGCGTTCGGATTCCAATACATACAGTCGGAAGCAGAGGCCGATCAGATCTGTGTGCAATGTGTCCAACAGGGTGTCGCTTGGGCGTGTTTGAGCGATGATACGGATCTCTTCTTGCACGGGTGTGCGCGCATTATCCGCAACATGAATTGTTCGACGCATTCGTGTACAGTATATTATACAGAATCCCTGTTGGAAGAAATCGGAATCACTCGAAAAAGGTTGGTCGAGACGTTGGTGGTTCATGGATTTACGGATTATTATCAGACGGTCGAGAAATATAATTTATACGAGATACTGGACAAGGCAATTACACAAGAAAAAGATGAAGATCTATGCAGCACATACGATGCCGATTCAGATATTTCTATAGTATGTGATTTATTTATGAAGGGAGGATGTATGAAGGAAGGATATTATTGTATGAATAATAGCGATTCTTTTGTAGATGCATATAATGTTAAAGGAATTATCAATATTCCAAAAATTGAACAAATAATGTCAAATTATGGATTTGTATTTGTTATGTAAACTAGATTTGTTGTGCTTTTGGTAGTGTTGCTGTTGGTTGTGCAGGGATTGGTAGTGTTGCTGTTGGTTGTGCAGGGATTGGTAGTGTTGCTGTTGGTTGTGCAGGGATTGTTTGTGCTGTTGTTGGTTGTGTTGTTGTTGGTTGTGTTTTTGTTGGTTGTGTTGTTGTTGGTTGTGTTTTTGTTGGTTGTGTTGTTGTTGGTTGTGTTGTTGTTGGTTGTGCAGGGATTGTTTGTGCTGTTGTTGGTTGTGTTGTTGTTGGTTGTGTTTTTGTTGGTTGTGCTGGTGTTGTCGTTGGTTGTTCTCCGCCTTTTTTAGATGTAAAAAATTGACTTATAGTTTCAAAACTATCTTTAATAAAATTACCGACTCCGAGAAGTTGCATATTATCATTTGGACAAGAATTAATAACACGTATTCCGCCATTTTTATATTTTTCGTTTATTTTTTGCTCGTTATTTCGGAAATCGACAATACAAAACCCGACTATGCATACAATAATACTACCTAGAATAATAGCAAGGATTGCACTAATGCGATCACTAAATTTATTTACATATTTCGAAAAGGTGATTACGATAATTAAAATAGAAATTATTTGAAACAAATAGGTAAAAATGTATTTACACAATATTTTGAAAATATTTGATTCTTTGAAAAACGAACTATAAATATAACTGTTGATATGTTCTATATTGGTAGAACCAGTGGTATTTTCATTATATATTCCAAAAAGTAAAAGAATAATAATATACAATGTTAATAAAATAGTTGATACTGGCCCCATAAAGAAATATGCAATGATGCCTTTGATTAACCATATAAAGCATATAGCCAGATTTTGAAGTATGGTGCTTCCGGTATTTACAGAGGATGCTATATCTGCACCTCCTTTCTGCGTTTCTGATTTCTTTTGTGGATGACTTTCTTGATACGATTGATACATAGAATAAAAATAATACAACATGACAATACCTGTGCAGAAATAACCGGGCAAAGTTGTAGCCGGAGAAGTGAATATTTTTTTAGCTTCGGGATATAGATATTGGAATGCAAGATAAATCAAAACAAATGTGAATAAATAGGCAAAAAATGGATAATAATTTGTGTCAGTAGACGCCCATTTGTTCCAGCCTTTTATTTTGACTAAAAATATAGATAGTAAATGAACGGGTTTGAATATGTATTCAAAGAAAATGGGGAATCCTTTTGTGAATGAGATGTATTCTTCATCCCAATCTTTAAATGTAGTATCATAGCATACATCTAATTCGGCGTTTTCTACGTTTTTTTCAAATTTGTCTTGTATATCATCCAATTCTGTTTTCAGAGACGTCATTTCCGATGGAGAGGGGCGTTGACTCATTTTATGCTTTATTTCATCGAGCTTTTCTCTGAGGCCTTCTGTATACTTTTGTGAAGTTGTTTTTTTAAAAAATAATACATAGTAGAAATTGTAAGACATGTACAACAATACTGGAATAAGGCATAATTGGTACAACATTTGTGTCATTTGTTGCGCGTCTTTTTTAATTTTGTTCTTCATATTTGGATCCGTATCTACACATACTTGAACAGCGGGGGGTATTGTTTCCTCGGGTTTTGCAACAGCAGGGGTTATAATATTCTTTTTTCTTGCAAAACTAAAATTATTTGATGGATTGTTTCCTAAAATAGTGGTTGTCAGTGCAATCCATGCCGGTATTAAATCAATGTTTTTAATTTTATCTACAACAGTTGGGTCCGTCAAAGTAGTGTTAAAACTGTTTGTATAATTCAAAAATTCGGAATCGGAAAATTCATTATTCTCTTTTATGTACTTTATAAGATCGGTTTGAAAATATTGGTAAAGTTTCAAAAGAAAATCATTCGTAATCCATGAATTATTTTCTTGAAAACTAGAAACAAGATTCTTATATATATTGTAAAATTTTACGGGATTTTCGAGAGTGGTTATATCTAATGTTATATTCGGAGATGAATTGGATACAGTATCAAATGATTCCTTCATTTTCTCTGCTTCGGTGTTTGATATTTGCAAAGATGGATCGCCTTTTTTCCATAATCCAGAAACATTATCCCCCATTAAATTCTGATCACTGTTGTTGTTACTATTACTATCGGGTTCTGGGCAATCTACTTTATGCTGTATACGTGCAATACTATACAAAATTTCATATATAAATTTATCACTCTTTGTAAATGGCGACAATAGCAATTTAATCAGTTCTTTCGATAATTCGAGTAGAATAGTGATTTTATTATTTCCATCAAATCTTTCAGTTTCATCATCGCATTCCTCGTAATATTTCTCGTTGTCTACAAAAAAATCAAATCCATTTTCATTATCAGTAAAGGGTTCGACCTTTGGATCATAATTGTATTCATTTGGATCATAATTGTCGACCTTTGGATCATAATTGTCGACCTTTGGATCATAATTGTCGACCTTTGGTTGATATTCGACCTTTGGTTCATCTTTTTTTGCATATAAAATCTCGATTGGAAGTTTCTGTTTCTGGATTTTCTGGATACTTTTTTCTTTATTTTTCTTTATTCTATTTTTCCATTTGGTCCGAGAATCTGACATTATTTAATTTATATTGTGTTTATACTTTGTTTTTACTGCATTCACAATATTATTCTCTAAATTCATCATGATCAATCATATGTTTTACAGGATGGTATATATGAACATTATCTATATGTTGTTTTATGTAACTAGCTTGATACTTTATTGTATTAAATTCTGTTGGTGTCTTATATTTCAAATTATTTCTTATAGCAATCGTTGAAAACAATGCTTCTAAAAAAAATAGTTGTTTGTATTCTTTCGCATAATCGTTTACATGTTTCAGCATATTTGGTGTACATCGAATAGCACATGCCATGCATGCATAATATGGCGGTGGAATTAGAATATTTATTCTATCCCAATGCCACGGGTGTTGTTTGCGATTCAATTTTTCGTCTAGAACGCTTTCTATATATTCTTGTTTGCCATCTATGTATTCGTTTTCAACGTCGTTTGTTAATAAATCCTCATCTGGATATTGTTTATCTATTTCTACAATAGTATCTTCATTGTAAAAAAACACGTCATCTTCTATAAACCAAATAAAATCATAATCTGTATTTTCAATCGTAAAATAATAGACTGCTTTTTCCCATCCAGTAATTGACTTGTTCATAATGAACTCATTCATATTGGTGTATCCGTTTATTTTACATTTTTCATTTTCTACTTTTATAAATTTTATATTATTATATGTATTTTCAAATTCAGTTAAATCAAAATCATTATCATCAAGAATAATGTATATTTTATATTTAGTAAACCCATTCAGAAAATCGCACCATGTTTTATTGGGTATGCGCGTAATTAAACATATTATATTATTGTTAGGTTGATAAAAATATTCGCATTTATTATCGTTTGAAATGTACAAGGTTGTAAAAATGGTGTATAATATTAATAAAATCAAAATAATCAAAAGTATCATTATAAAAATATGAGTTTGTTTCATTTTTATACAATATAACAAGCAATTATTTTCCACTTTTCCACCCTTTCATCCCATGTGATTTATTTATGTAAATTGGTTTACATAAATACAAATATACAATCAAATAAAAATGGATTTTTGATCATCGTGCAAACATCAGACCACAATTTCCTCCTATAAAAGAGACGATATTATATCGTTCCTCAAAGACCTTCATGTTGTAATTGTATTCAAAGAGCCGCCAATTCTGTTTGGTCGTTCCAATTGGCAACCCAGTCGAATCATAGATGACCGTGAATAACGATGATCCAATATCTACCGGCGGCACATAGGTAGTGACTTCCAATTCGATCGTCTTGAATTTGCTCATGTTAATTGCACCGGAGGGTTGATATTCATATGGACTCGTGTTCAGACAGAAATTATAACAGTAAAGACCGTCTTTCGCTGCTCCTGCACATCTCACATACTTTTCCACATAATTGTATACGCCACTTTCCAACACGTTCTCGCGATAATCGCCGTTGAGAACAATCGCCATTGTTTGCAAAATCTCTTTTTGATTGACCTCGCTGAAATCGCCGGAATAATAAATGCCAGTGTTGCTCGAATCGGGGTTAATACCAGGACCATATCCAATATCTATGTTGTAAGGCGCGGGTACAAGATCCACCGGTATGGTATGGTAAGGCCAATTCGTGTAATTGGACCATTCATTACGCATATTCACGTCATTGCGTTGCAAATACCACATCCAACTGGAAACCATGGCAGACGAAGTCAATCTCACTTTTTGGCTCCCTGTTACATTCTGATAATTATACTCGAATACATCTTTTACTAAATAGACTTGGTCTTCTGATGCAAATTTTTTCGCTTCTTCTGCCGACAAAAAACAGTAAGTGGACAACAGGTGAATATCCGCATTCCATGTCGTATTCGTATTGGAATATGCATTCGGAATACTAATATCCGGGGGAGGGGTTTGCAAAAAGGTATACATGTTGAATTGGGGCAAATTGAAATCCGGTTGGACATACGGATAATTATTGGTGGAATCAAACACATCGCGGACTTGAAACAGCTCTTGAATAGGACGCATCGTAATGGATATATTCAAATCATTGTATTGAAGTGCAATCATCGGAAATGCGCACCTATGATCGAGTGTAAACCATGTATGAATGGGAATGTACAAATTGCGGCCTCGAATAGAGGGTTCTGCGCCGGCCGGGGATTCAGAATGATACGCAGATGGATATATATTTTGTCGTGTAAATGCAGTGGAAGGATTATTCAGTTCGTCAACATTTCCCGTCATTCGGTAAAACAGCTCTTTTTTTTCTGTGCTAAAATCTCGTTCGACCAATGCAGCCAAATAGTCGCCGGAATATCGTTGTAAAATAGACGACCCACATGTAATGAGGACTTCCTGAATCATATTGGTGCCGAGATCATTGATCCATCGGAAATCATATGACACCCATTTATCATTTGTTTGCGGACATGGATTGTAAATGGGACTCCATATGTTTGGAAGCGAGACGACGAGATACGTATCCATTAATAGTTCGGCATATCTCGGGAATTTAAAAGTGAATACAGAGGGCTGAGTGAGACGCAGATCTCTTAAACCGTCATAATCAATACGGAATTTTTGCAGACCGAAATTGGTATATTTCATATAGGTCACTTTAAAGAATGTTTTCACAGGATTCCCTGTTAGAATTACATTGGCGTTCCCATTTGAAATAATATTTAGTAATCCTCCTGCCATTTACTTATATTATTGTATATATTATCTAGTTCATTTTCTTGACTATATATAAATGGAAGTTTATAGAAAGATTATTATTTTAATTATTTGTTTGATTTTCTTTTATATATTGTATCGTCTCGTTTTGAAGAGATTCGAGATATACACAAATATATCTTCCGTTGAATCGGAATCTTTTCAAACAAAAACCGTAAGCAAGATCGATACTTCAAATACGACAAAACTCAACATACGCACAATGAATATAGATGCAATTAATCCGGTGAATGGAATCGGTAATAAAAAACGCGCACTTGAACTCCGACAGTATTGTATCAAGGCGGCTTATCACCCGGCATTTGACGGAAATGAAATGAGTCTAGATATGCTTGGATACACCATGAATCGCGGGTGCAGATTCCTCGTGTTTGAAATCTATTGGGCCGCTCCTACACAATTAAATACGAGTATTACAGCCACAAATCCGAATTTTATCAATAGTGCGTGTCCGGTAGTTGCATTGTCGAATGATCCCGCGGTTCCTGCATCGAACTGTCTTGCATTGCAGGATGTAATCGCATTCATCAATGAGATGGCTTTTACAAATGCGTGTCCGAACAATGGCGATCCAATGTTTATACAATTTTGTGTGAAATACGATGTCAATGTAGTAGCTGCTTCCACTGTATATGATGCGATTGCGAGTATTGTAGAGAAGATGCATAATTTATATAGGGGAAATGTCACTTCTACTACGAGTATAGCAGATTTAATGGGCAAAGTCGTCATTGTCATGGACAAGAAAAATAAAAACTCGTATTTTACAGCAGATTCGCCGGATTTGGCTGCTGTTGTAAATTTGAGTGTACCTTCCAATTCAATGCAGGGGTATACATATTCTGAATTAAATGGCGCATCTAACAAACCTATGAAAATTCTGTCTGGGAATAGTGGGTATATTACGAATGCAACCGAAATAAATCAGGTTTTGCCACATACCTCGAAGCAATTGAACGAAGGATCAAACACGCCGATATTACATTCGATGACGTCCAACTATAATGCGCTAGGTATGGTCTCGAACCATGGTGTACAGATTACGCCCATGTTGTTTTGGTCAAATGAAAATTATCTTTCGCAATATGAGAACATGTTTAATTATGGGAAAGCGGGTATTATTCCGATGTCAGCAGCATTGCGGTTTGCCATGCATAATAGTTCATCAAATGTCACAAATATAGCGTATCCTTAACCCACATTATGTCCTATTTTACACCTTTTAACCTTTCAATTGCCGATTGCCTAATTATTTATTATTTATAAACATAATATATATGAAAAAATATTCAAGATCATTTCTATTATTTATAGTTTTATTATTACTATTATTATGCATTGTATTGTTTCTTGCTTTTTTCTACAAGAAGAATGATGAACCATTTACAGCTAAAAATGATCAGACCATCTGTATGATTTATAACTATTATGAAAAAGAAGATTTATACAAGGAGAACTTTGAATATTTTTTACAACATGGAATTTTAGATGAAATCGATTACTATATCGTCATTAATGGTACATCTTCTGTTGATATACCTACAAGATCCAACATACGTGTATATGTTAGAGAAAACATAGGATTTGATTTTGCAGCTTATAGTTATGTAATTCCACTCATTGAGAAAACGTATGATTATTATTTCTTTTCAAATACCTCTGTAAGAGGTCCTTATTTAAAGAATGGTGCAGATCCCAAATGGTATAATCGATTTATAGAACTGTTTGACGAGAATGTGCATATTGTAGGTACAACTATTAATATATGCACATATGAACCTTTATGTGGTAAATTTGCTCCGCATGTTCAAAGTATGTTTTTCGTGTTGGACAAACAATATTTGAATGAGTTGATACAAGATGATTTTTTTAATGAAGAAGAAATTAATAAAATGGAAATGAATACATTAATTCGAGAAAAAGAAGTCGGATTATCCAAAAAAGCTATAGAGAAAGGATACAATATAAACTGTATTTTATCAAAATACAAAGGGCTTGATTATATTAATATTGATAAAGATATTAATGATACATCTCGCACGGGTGATCCGTATATTGAAAATGGATATTTTGGTGAAACGATTGATCCATATGAAGTTATTTTTTTTAAAACGAACCGAATAACGCCTCCGCCTCCAACGCCAAATGTAGTATAGTGAATCATTTTATATATGTTTTAATAATAAATAATGATACATCTGTTATGGGAGATCCAAATTATAAAGGAACGTACTTTGGTAGAAACATTGATCCATATGAAGTTATTTTTTTTAAAATCAATCGATTCGATTAAATTTTTCCTTTTTCCTTTTTCATATGGTGCGATTTACAATATATGAATTTCCTACAATAAAAAATATATAAATGGACGACCAATATGTATTCATATGCAGGACGAAAACCAACGGGATCATCACAAACAACAACAGGATCATCACAAACAAGCTGAATTCATCAAACACCAAATCGAAACGTTCTCAAAAGAGAATCAAATAGAAGTTCTCAAACTCATTCGCACACATTCATCTGTTAGAATTAATGAAAACAAGAGCGGTGTATATATCAATCTTACCTATCTAGAACCACATACCATAGAAGTATTATTGAAATACATCGACTACGTAAAACAACAAGAATCGATTCTAACTCCACTCGAGTATCAGAAAGAAGATTTTAAAAACCATTTTTTTATTGAATCTACATAAAGATTATTTGATAGTATTATAAAATGACAAACTTTCAACACAAATTAAACCAAATTTTTTATGGATATAAGAAATTTGATGATCCGCATGAAATATGCAATATATTCTCTCCCTTCTTTTTTCAAACACCGGCGCAAAAACCACCGACAATACATAAAGAGGCACCAACCATTCAAAAAAGTATACAACAGAATGATTTTCTGCATGAAATCGCTGAACCCATACGTCCAAAACCCGCAAGGTCAAACACAGAATGGTTTCAGACGAATTATACCGACACTCTATTTTGGTGTATATTCCGACATGTCTACGGCGAGTTTGAATACATGAATATCGGATCTCGATATGGAAACCGCATGTTGGAAGAAAAACAAAAAATCATGGAACATTTCCTGAAAACGCCGAAACATCTCAAAGAATATTCCAACATCAAATTCACCAATGCGCGTATTCAAGAAACGTGTAGTGAATTTTTGTGTGATAAAAAAACATCGCCAATCGTACTGGCAGCATACGCAGTGTACTATGGAATCAATATTTATGTTGTGGACGACGAAAAACACACGTATATCGAGTTCCTTTGTTTATCAGAAAATGAAGATAAATCCGAAAAAGCCCCCTGTTGGATATACAAAAATAAAATGAATACTAGATCCGAATCGCAATACAAGCTCTGTTTAACCGCTGAAAAATCCGAAGAAGACATCCAAATAACGCATTGTGGTTTAGAACAGTTTGACAAACCCTTGTTAGGAATTTCTCACTATAAATTGGAGGATTTGGAAAATTTGGAAAAAAAACTGCAAATCAATGCCTCCTCATTAGATCCGAAAAATAAAAATACAAAGACAAAGATCGAAAGATACGAACACATTTCAAAACAGATGACATGGGAATGGTAAAGAGTAAAGATTTTCGCTGTTGGAAAATTGATACAAAGTGTATAGAATATATCTGAGTATATTCTATATGTCAGAAAACGAAATGAAATCGGCAAAAGATGAATTGCACGATAGATTACAACAATATTTAGACGCCGATCCCGCCATTACGAGTCAAAACAAAACACACGAGTTCGAATTCCGGTTTTCAAAACCAGGAAAAGGTCCCGGGTTCTCCAAAATCGATTATGACAATGTGATCAAACAATTGAAATCGACGGGATTCGTTTCGAAAAACCAGGACGGCATACAAATGCTCCGCATCTATTCCGAATACACAGATCCAAAAACCGGCCAAGAAAAAATATCGAATATTCGTGCAGAAATAACCGGAGCCGATTTAATCGCTGAATATTGTGCTACGAACAATTTGCAAAAAGTAATCGATATGCCTTCTACCAAAACCAGCAAACTCAAATTCACACAGAAATTGTCCATTACTGGACAAGATGGCAAATACCAAAAACCCATCGATTTCCACGACATGGGTCTGAGAGCCGATTATAAGATCGAAGCCGACTTTTCTGTGAAATCGCGCGTGGCCAAAGACATTATCGAGAACTGGACAGAAAAGAAAAAAAAGTTTCGTATGATGAATCGCGTCCGTTTCGAGCATCCAGATTTCCCTGTTGCAATGGATCTCAGTATTATCAAATCGAACCAGACGACCACAAATCGACAAAAGAGGAAAGTCGACATGATTAATTATACGATTCAAGACGCCAAGGTGTTTGAAGACGTGCCGAAATACGAAATCGAGATGGAAATCCTGAATTCCCGTGTTGGAAAAACGACAGAATATACCACAGTAGACCGATTGACAGAGTCTTTGCGCAAAATAATCCGGATCGTGATGTCGGCGATTCAGGGAACTCCATATCCAATTATGCAAACAGAGCGAGAAGATGTCCTACAGGAATATTTGGAATTGGTGCATGGCGAACGATATGAGAAACGCGGTGTAAGAAACAGCGATTTCATCGGTCCATCTTCCTCCACGTTGCAAATGCTGAATATTCTGAATTTGGGCGCTGTAAGAACCAAAGTACCGAATATTCGAAGAAATTATATGGTGACAGAAAAGGCGGACGGGGAACGCAAAATGCTGTTTATCAATCGACATGGGAAACTATATTTACTGGATTTCAACATGAATGTGCAGTTCACTGGCAAAGTAACCGAGAACAAACAATTATTCGGCACATTATTAGATGGAGAACATGTGAAATATGCGAAAAACGGTCAATTTATCAATTTATATAAGGCGTTTGATCTCTATTTTGTAAATGGCCGAAATTTCATGAAAAACCCATTTTATCTCTATTCAGACAAAGAAAAAGATGAGAAAAAGGAAAAAAATAGCCGGCTCTCCATTTTGAGCGAATTTACAAAAGTGTTGAAAATGAAACCTATAACCGATTCCAAGAAACCCGATATTTGTCCCTTCCGCGTAGAATCAAAAAACTTTTACACGGAACGCAGCATCTTTGAAGCATGCGGCAAAGTTCTCAACCAAATCAAAGACGGCGTCTACGAATACGGCACAGACGGTCTCATATTCACACCAACCGATCTCCCTGTTGGAAGTATCGAAGCAGGTCTCGAAGGACCTCTCCGCAAATATACATGGGAAGCCTCGTTCAAATGGAAACCAGTTGAATACAACACGGTCGATTTCCTGGTCGGAATTGAAAAAGACAAATACGGCAAAGATCTGATCCAGCACGTCTTTAAAGAGGGCACAAATTTGCAGTCGACAAATACCCTGTTGGAATACAAGACGCTGAAACTGATGTGCGGGTTCGATCCGAAAAAACATTTGCTAGAAAACGCATTCAATGAAATCCTACATGAACGTCTTCCCAACCCGACTGATATAGACAATGAATCAACGTATGAACCACGCCTGTTTGAACCGACCGAGCCGTATGACCCGAATGCATGGAAAACCAATGTTTTCGTGAAAACGGCGGATCGGGTTCTCGTCACACAACCTGTTGTGGATGATTCGAATCACGAAGAGACACCCGAATATTTCGAAGAAAACATGATTGTGGAGTTCAGGTATGACAAGACCGCCGAACCCGGTTGGAACTGGATCCCGATTCGCGTCAGATATGATAAAACACAGAGACTTCTTGCGGGTCTCCCTGAATACGGTAATGCCTACCATGTCGCCAATTCGAATTGGCACTCGATCCACAACGAAATCACCGAGGAAATGATTACGACAGGTCGCGGTATACCAGAAGACGAGACGGTCGACGAGGTCTATTATGGCGGACAAATCACAGATAGTCGCACAGTCGCTATGCGCAATTTCCACAATTTGTATGTGAAAAAGAAGCTTATATTGGGCGCAGCGAATGCAATGAGCGATCAGAGAACACTCATCGATTACGCTGTTGGAAAAGCCGGCGATTTGCCGAAATGGGTGCAAGCGAAACTCGATTTCGTCATGGGCGTGGATCTTGCTGCGAATAACATCACGGATCAAGTCAACGGTGCGTGTGTGAGATATTTGGAGGAATGCAGACGCCGCACAAAAGTGCCTTATTGTATTTTCCTACAGGGAAATTCTGGGTTGAATTTGCGGAATGGAGACGCATTTGCGGGGGATCGGTCGTCGAAAGAACGGATGGTTGCGGCGGCACTGTTTGGCAGTGGTCCGAAAGACGAGTTGTTGTTAGGGAAGGGCGTGTACAATAGATATGGAATTGCGCACAATGGATTCGGCGTGAGTTCGTGCCAATTTGCTTTGCATTATTTCTTTGAGAACCCGACGATATTGCACCAATTCATGCGGAACCTGTCGGAAAATACGCGGTTGCAGGGATATTTCGTATGCACGGGATATGACGGGAATGCAGTGTTTGATTTATTGCGGAAAAAGAAGGCGGATGAGGGGGTTGCGTTTGTTGTTGGGGGCGGTAAAAAGATTTGCGAGATTGTCAAAAAGTATGATTACGATGGGTTCTCGGATGACGAAACATCGATTGGATATATGATACATGTATTTCAAGAGACGATTCAAAAAACGTCGCGTGAATATTTAGTGAATTTCCGGTATTTCGTGCGTATTATGGAGAATTACGGATTCGAATTGATTTCAGATGCGGATGCGAGACTTATGGGATTACCGCATGCATCGGGATTATTCGGAGAACTCTTTCAAATGATGGAGGAAGAATTGGCGATGGATCACACCCGGAATCAACCGTACAAATCGGCGCCAAATATGTCATCGGCGGAAAAACAGATTTCGTTTTTGAATCGGTATTCCGTCTTTAGAAAAACGACGACCGTTTCCAAATCGTCGATGGAAAATTATGCGAAAATGGCGAAAGAATTATCGGAGAAAAATGGTGATTTGTTTAGTGAAGCTGATTTAGAATCGGAGTTTGTACGTATAGAAAACGAACGAGATCTGGACTTTGATCGATCCTCTGTTCGCAAATTGAAAGCGCGTATTGTATTAAGATCCGGAAAACAAAATCAAGAAGATGAGAAAACAATAGAAAATGAGAGTTTATTGCGACAAGAACCAGAAGAAGAACTAACCAAAGAGGAGAAAAAACCAAAGGTCGTTTTCAAAGGTCAGAAAAAAGTTATTTTCAAAGAAAAAAAATGAAAATATAGAACCTAAAAGGGAGATAATATAATAAGTTTCATAAATAAATTTAAATTCATATAATATATGAATTTAATATTCATTCTAGTTGCATCTGTTCTATTTTTTGTTCTCAGTCCAGGTATTTTATTGCGTCTACCACAAAATGGATCCAAATATGTTGTTGCCCTTGTTCATTCTATCGTGTTTGGATTGATTATTTTAGGAATATCGTATTTGTTGGATATAAGAATCGAAGGAATGACGAGTAGCCCAAAATCTCCCGAGTCAATACCGGATATGTTATTTAAATATTTTAACCCAAGAACTCCAGGAATCCCAAAACCTCCAGGAATGCCAAAACCTCCAGCAATGCCAAAACCTCCAGCAATGCCAAAACCTCCAGCAGTGACAAAACCTCCAGCAGTGACAAAACCTCCAGCAATGCCAAAACCTCCAGCAGTGACAAAACCTCCAGCAATGCCAAAACCTCCAGCAGTGACAAAACCTCCAGCAATGACAAAACCTCCAGCAATGCCAAAACCTCCAGCAGTGACAAAACCTCCAGCAATGCCAAAACCTCCAGCAGTGACAAAACCTCCAGCAATGCCAGGAAAAAGATTTCCAAATTGGTTTGACAGCCTGATGGGAAATCGCTAGATTGACCAACTATTACACATCATAATACGGATTATCGTGGATTTTCATTCCACAATATTCTTGAGGTTTCTCTTTATAATCTACCGGGTCATGTATGCCCGCTTCTTTCGCCTGTTCCAGTAAGAATTTGAAATTTTCCCAAAACTCTTGTTTGTGACCAATCGATTTTGTTGCAACATGGCTCAATTCATGAATCGCTACAAACAATAATGTATGCGGATCAATTAAATTCGTATTGTCATTTTTATTCACGTTCAAACAAAATGCAATTTTTTCACCCTTGTTCTCACTATACGCGGTGTGTTCACTTGTCGGCAAAGTTTCCATAATTTGTTTTGGATTAAACCCTTTTTTTAAACGTTGTGCACGTTCATCATCCGGGTATTTTTCATAGACGTAATGTACCAACTTTTTACATTTCTCCGTAGTATTTGCAAGTAAATCTGCTGCCGTATCCAGTTGATCGCGATGTCTGACGCAATATTTATCACCATTCACATCAGAAATAATACATTTTAAATGGTAAGCATCCATGTTCTCTAAATAAATCATGACAGAAACGCCTACAATTCCAATAATGATGATATAAATAAAAATGTCTGTAAAATTCATTTTATATATTATTCATATTTTTATAAATAATAAATAATAAATAATAAATAATAAATCATATTATAATTTTGCGAAAACAGAAGACACCGATTCCACTGTAGGAGGATGAGAACTAATGAGGCCAATGCATAAATTAGCAGCAACCAAATATTCGCGAATCACTTTTGCTATGTCTCCTACAGTGATTCCCTTGTAATTCCGTTCAAATATTTCGGAATATGGTACAAACTCATCTTCCGGATAAAGCATCGTCTTCTTGCCATTATATTCTGCAGTATGCTCGATTTTCTGGCGTTTCATAAGACGAGCGCCTTCAATATATCCTTTGGCGATGCGGAGCTCTTCTTCCGTTACACCCTTCTCACGCAATCCCTGTAGGAGTTTTACAAGAAGAAATAGAAGTCCCGGTTTTGCGCCATTTTTAAATAATTTTGTATGATCCACTGTTGCGGATATAGTGAACTCGCCTCCTACATGGCAATAATCGGTGTCTGCACTGGACGTGTATGTGAGCCCATTATGTTCTCGTAATAATATGAAGAGCCGGCCGCTCATTGATCCGCCTATAATTTGCGAAAGTACATCGAGTGCAAATCTGTCTTTACGTTTTACAACATCATCCGAGTGAGAACATGAACGAAACCCGATTATAATACGTGTAGAATCCATTCCCGATTTTTTCAGAATATCGTAGGCGATTGAGGTTTTTGGGGTCAGTGATGCATGTGCGAGTAGTTGTATCAGTGGTTTCGGCTTGGTGATCATACATGATGATTTGGGTTGTCTCGTCACATATTTGGAACTCGCAACCATTTTTTTGATTTTAGACAAAGAGAACCGGGATACTATACTGATTGTCATATTTTCAGGACGATAGTGTGTGTGATAGTATTTCAGAATGTCTTCATACGTAAGTATGGTCTGATTCTTTTTATAAGGTGTTCGCGCATGATAAGAAATATCGTCGACGGGACGCTCATATTCTGTTCCTGAATACAACATGCGATCCAATGAATGATTCAAAATAGAATCGGGATCTTCCGCATTCCGAATCATTTCTTCCATCAACACGGGCGTTTCGAGAACATACTCTTTTTTCTTGAAAACTGAATCGAGCATTATATCAGCCAAAGTATGAATGCATGGTTCTAAATACTTGTCATTGCATTTCACTGTAAAACAGGTGTGGTCTTTTTCGGTATACGCATTAAATGCCGCACCGATTTTGTCGTATTCAATGAATATGGATTTCGGCGTTTTGTATTTATGGGTTCCTTTGAAACACATATGCTCAATAAAATGACTGGCGCCATATTGATTGGCACTGGTTTCATCGATCGACCCCACACGGACAAATGCATGGATGGCTGCAATTGGCAACTCCGTGTAGGAGGTTTCATAGACAAGTGTGCATCCACTTGGAAATGTATATTTGTGCATATTTATACTAGAAAAATATATTGGTTTACAGTTTTATATCATATTGAAATATGAATGAGATCACATTTCAATTATTAGTTCAGAGTTACATTCCAATTTCAAGAGGAATACGGCCTAAATCAGGTTCAATCGTGGATTGCATCCAAGGTCCCACATTTTGCTTGGTTATAATCGGATCCGATCTCAGTTGGTAATTCGGATTGCGAAGAGTTTGCCCGATAGTGTCGAGGCCAATATTGAATCCAGCCTGTAGGAGATCAGGTGCGGCAATATTTCCACCACTGACAGGGTTCAATGACGCCCATTGCGAATTCTGGTCATTAGGAAGAAGCCCGGTAGTATCTTCGGATTCGGAAGCGTTTGTATATGATTCTGTAATATTACTCATACCCATATCCATATCACCGCCAGTAATCGTCTCAGAGTTGTCTACATTTGCAGGAGAGGATTCGCTTGTATTTCCTAGAGCAGTAGCTGGGGTTAAATTAATGGACGAAACCTTAGATGTCATTGCATCGTATTTGCTCTTTTTTGATCCAGAATACATGGAGAGGCCAATAACTAAAACCAGAAAAACTACTAAAATAAGAACTTTATCCGATGTGAAAAACTTGGTGAATCCGCTCAAAAACTCTTTAAACATCGTTTATATAAACGGTGGACAAAATATTACACATTTTTACAATATATTTCCTAAAAATACCTAAATAAGAATGGCTTTTTGTTTCAACTATTTTTGGGTCTACTTTTTTTATACAAATGAAGATTTGAATCCAGCACCTTTGTCTCCTCTATTCAAATATGTAATTGGTAATTTATCGAAGAATTAAAATGTATTGAGAAGCGCTATTTTAATTCTCAAGGGTTTAAAATATCTTCTTCGTCGGTTTCGTAATCACTGTCATCATCACTATCAATAATATCGTCCAACATGTATGTATTTTTGATACGTTTTGCTTCTAAAAACGCCGTAAGTGCTAAATCCCTTGCTATTTTTGCTTTTCGTCTGGCCTCTATGTACATTTCATAATAAACCTCTTTCCTTTGTTTTAAAGTGATGGTGTCTTCCGCTGAAAGTTTGTCTAAATCAAAATCAATTTCACATAAATCTTCTTCTTTTTTTTGGAATGATTCAGATAGAGGTTCTGGTTCTGGTTCTGGTTCTGGTTCTGGTTCTGGTTCTATTACAGGATCATCGTTATGAGGAGGATCACGATCCAGATCATCTTCTGATGAAGGTATGATAGAAGATTCAATAACCGGTGGAGGCGAAGATTCAATCATCGTGTTGGATAATGTTTCGTTTTTACTAAAACCGTCCGAAAGAATCGGATTTGAATTTTTATTTCGCTTTCCAAACAGGCATTTTTCAAACAGGTTGATTTGATTCATTACCATCATTTGTTTTACTTCAAACTCGATTTGAAACTGTGTGGTACTGCACCGGATTCCTTGTATTTCTAAAATAACCATCATTTCCATTTTTTCGGTAATTTGGTCCATGGAAACTTCATTCTCGTTTTCATCGTAAATTTTAAAAGGCGACGTGTTGGATTCTGTTTTGGGAAAATTCGCTCGAAGTAAATAACATTTGCCAGATTTGTACATTTTGAGAGGCGTCGTAAACAACGATTCAATATCGGTCATTTCAAGATCAGTTTCAAAACATTTTTCGCGATTTTCGTAAATTTTGTTTTGCGCAAATTCTTCTAAAGTTTCTGTCCATCGTAAAAAATCGTCATTTTCTTGTGAAAAAATAAAATCAGAATGAGAGATTTTTTTGGGTTTTGTTGCCAAAGGTGCAGAGGGGGTGGGTTGACCTTGGCCTTTCATGCTACATTTAGGCGGATGAATGTATACCGGCATTCCATTCATTGAAAATTTCATGAAAAAAACACCAGCTGATATTGCAATTGGTTTTGAAACCGTAATCGATTGAAATGGAAATTTAGCATTTGTCTCGTGTATGTGTTCCATGATTATAGCATATTCCAACAGAACAATCTTTTTATATTAGCGCATTCGTCAATTTGCGCGAGTTGTTCTCTCCGTCCAACATATGAAATGAAAGGTGTTTTGAAAGATACGTGTATCCAATTTTTTAAAAACGAAGAGTTTAGAGAAATGATGAAACCCCTGTTGGAAATCGTTTATAATGAAATTTATCTTTATATATGGATCATCGCTATTTATAATATTTTTTTATTTATGGGAGTTCTCGGTCTTTTCATTGTGATTTTCAGAATTCAATCATCGATGGATCGAAATTTGGAGGATTAATATATTTGTTTAGTATATATATGGCAAAGTCAAACAAGCGTCGTAGTATGAAAAAAGGCGGTTCTTCTTATGCATATGCAAACGCTGTGTATGGAGTTCCTCAAGTCGCTGCTTCGGACAATAATAATACGATTACCATGAACCAAGTTCGCGGAGGTGCGTTATTGCCTCTGGCTCCTTCCGCAATCTCTGGTGGCGGAAAAGGCAAAAGAGGAGGACGCATTGGTTTGGAAGAAGTTCTCGTTCCTGCTGGCTTATTGGTCGCTAATCAATGGATGAGTAAAGGAAAACTGGCTTCATTCAAGAATAAATCCTCTAAGAACAGGAGACAAACTTATCGCCGAAGAAGATAAACGATGATTTATGGATGACTAGTTCTAATTTTCATATAACGAATTTCATTATATGAACCAAATGACCAAATGAGATGGATGTGTTCGAAAAATTAACGTCTGCGTTTCATTTTCATGGTTTTATTATTGAGTTTGACTGCGCCAAATTCTCCCTCTTTGTAACCCCATCCAGCTTTTTCCAATCTTTTTTGTTTTTTGGCGAGTGTAGATCTCCTGCGACTCACAATCTTCTTGCCACTTTTGTTATATTTGAGATCCTTCTTGGTAAGACCGCCAGATGTATGTAAAGCGGTTCCATGCATGACTTGTGCGCGACTCCCTGTTGCAATCATCGTATACTCTATTCCTATAAAATATTTGAAAGTGTCAAATAAATTACCTAAACCTTCAGTTATGTTTTCGGATCTTTCGCGTTTTTCGAGGAGGAATTTTCACATATCCGAATTGACCTTCTTTCGCACCGTACCCGTATTTTTCCAAACGCATTTCATCTTTGGCGGTCTTGTGTTTTATCGCACTCACTATGCGGCCAGTTTTCTTATTCATATAAAGATCGCCGATGATGAGCCCGCCGGCTGTCTTATACGCGGTCCCGTTCATGACTTGTTCTCGAGAACCGAACAATTCCTTGTATTTTTTATTGCGGATGTAATAAAACCCGTCGGCCTGTCTTTGCGGTCGTTTCATATATCAATTCCGCATATATTAATTATTTAGGATGGTCCAAACATAAAACGACGACGTATTTCGCTTGCAATATCGTGTTGGACCCCGTTTAATTCCACCAAAATCTTTCCTGTCGTGATTTTTATAATAAGGTCATCGACTAAAACTGGATGATCTGCATAACGAGGATTTTGCATTCGTCCATTACGTATTATTCCACTGTAGATACTACCATTCATATATTCTGTTGTTTGTTCAAGTAGATTGAGTGAGTAATATACATATAATATGGAAATGCAAATATCTCTGTTTGACATGTGTGGGAATTTTATTTTCAAAATAGAAGTGAACCGTAATAACATGCTAAATTCTTCGGGATCACAACAAAAATTGATTTCATTTATTTTTCGTTGAGACATTCCAATATCTCGTAAATGATGTGTGTATCTGTATTTGAAATAATCGATAGTACTTTGTAAATCGATCGATAAGATTGCTTCTATATTGGTACGTCTTTCTTCTAATTCTTGTTTTTGTTCTCTTTCTTCTCGTTGTAATTGTTCTAATACTCGCGTTCGTCTGGAATTGAAAATCGTTTGCCTATTTTGCCGAAGCGATGAATATATAGATTGTGTTTGTCTGCCTTTTCTTTTTATTTCACTCGATAATCTTCTCGACAATCTTCTCGACAATCTTCTCGATAAACTCTTTGGCATACTATAATATAATAAAATAGTATTTTATTTACCCGTCTAAAATGTCCCATTTTATTTGCCTATCTTCAATAAGGTTTAGGCATATTTGCACAGGAAGAATATCTAACAGATCCAACCGAATAACTGCTAGGAGCACTATTCCGGATCGTCTGCGAATATTGCAACTTACATGTAATGGTCGAATTATTTGACGACGATCCGATATTTTTGGTTTTAGGCGACTGCACATAATACGTATTCTGTTCTGGCGATGATGATGTATAGTATGTTCGCATGAAAAAAAAGGGGGTATAGGGAGATCGCGGCATTATACCCTGTAGGAAGAAATAAAAAATGGTTATTATATAAATGAGTATACTGACTATACCAGAACAAGTAATTCTGAAACTTATACGTAGCGCGATTGAATCAAATGATGTGGAAGGATTGAAGCGTTTATTTGAGCAAAGAAAAGATAGTATTATACCAATATTAGAAAAAAGTGACTCACAAGTTTTGCCAAATGGGAAAATAGCTAGGTTAAACTATTCAATCGGGTTTAGATTTATTTCCGATGCAATACATGCGCAAAAATTAGAAATTGCAGATTTTTTATTAACTAATATTCCACCGGAGATTGGAGTTAATTACAAATATAACGGAGAAGAAACATTATTAACTTATTATTGTAGTATGTGTGCCACTGCACACCTGAATGGCGATGCAGAACATTCTCATTATTTATCTGTTGTAAAAATATTATTAAAAAATGGAGCAAATGCGAATGATGAAGATAATAATGGAAACACATCTCTTATGATTGCATTTTACAATTATGATCTTGAATTATTTGAGCTCATATTGAAACATGGGCACAATGTAGATACAAGCAAAATTCCAGTAACAACAAATCCCAATAATGAATTATATGATGTCCTTAATAAATATAATTGTAGAAATTGCCATAGTAAAACCAATCACAAAAAATGCGGAAATTGTAGAATTGCCAGGTATTGTTCAAAAGAATGTCAGAAAACAGATTGGAGACGAACGCATAAACGAGAGTGTAGAGGGCTATGTGCATCCGTGGATAGAGCATCCGTGGATAGAGCATTGCTTGAAAGTTTTGATGGATTTGATCTTGATATATTTCAAAAAGAGGAAGCAGAAAAAGAAGCAAAATCAAGAGGCGGTAAAATCATGGGCAGTAAAAACATGAAAACAAAACTAACCAAAAAAAGGCAACGAAAAACACAAAAACAAAGAAATCAAAAACGGCAAAAACAATAAAATAAAAATCAAAATCAAAATCACGGCCAGTATTCAAATAAATTCGTCTTTTTTCGCGCATATTCAATATCTACACTTACAGAATGAGCATCCTTATATTTTGCCGGGTCTCGAAGAATACCCTGTAGGAAATCAATATCTTTTGTCACATCGCCACTCAATCTCAAAACCATATTCGGGAACATTTCGTCCGCTTTTTCTGCGCCCCAATAAATCGGTCGGGTTTCATACAGGAAACAATTGGTCAATTTCTCACTGATATACCACGGAATATCAAAGTTCTCGATGCATATATGAAATTGGTAATTGCGATACGGTTCCGCACTGCCTTGTTCAAATATACCTTTGATGCGCGGATCGTTCAAATTGCCATAATAGATGGCGCATCGTCCGTATATATCGATCGGCATATCTGTACGCAATATCTGTTGGAGAAGTTTGTGGCGGTATTTATGCCCAGGTGCCGAATTTTTTTGACTCACTATGATCGACATGATTTTCGGTTTTTCCAACAGGGGATATTTCACCAAGGATGACTCTCGATAAGTCTCTGGTTCTTTACGGTTCATCGTCTCTGGAAAGTTCATCCAAAGAAACCCGTAATATTGCACAAACGGCGCACCAAACCTCGTAACTGTCGCCGCATCCCCGATCAAATATTTGCCAATATACCGTTTCGCATACGCGACAAACTCCGGCGTCAATTGCAGAAACGGCGACGGTTCATGCGCCAGCCCTAAAACATTCCCTGTTGGAAAATTCGCGGGTAATACCGGCATGGCCGTGTTCAAAATAACGACGTGTGTATAATCGTCCCCTGTAGTAATGGTAATATGTCGCGGAATAATACCGGCGTACATGGATTCATACATTTGTTTGCATTTGTATGAATCGCAGAAACTCGAGAAAAATCGGATTTTGATATGGCTCATTCATATATTATAGGTTCTCGATTTATATTTATTTTCATGTTATGTAAATCTATGCAAATACACTAAGAGGCTGTTTATGAATACGGGTTGATACAGTGTATCCATTCGATTGTGCATATGGAACCACGAGATTATCATTGTATTTGCCAGAATCGACTTGTTTACGAGTATATTCTACACCACCCCAGTTCGAATCCATAGGATTATCGCTTAGCTCGGAAAAAGAAGTCGACTCATGTATTTTATCTATATCCGTGTACATTCCAACATACTGGCTCGTCGGATCGAACCCGTAATACATGTTTGTATTATATACATCATCATCTCGGTTTGCGTCTTGTACTTCTCCTTCGCGAGGCAACACCGGTAAATGATCTATCGTAGCTATTTCACTAAAGTTTGGAGATTCAATTTCGGGTATTGAAATTTCGGTAGATTCCGAATCTTCATTATTATTTTGCATGGATTCTGCGTAAGCATATGCATAAGCATATGGTGCACGATTCATTGTATAGAAATAGCCCCCTGCTAAAAATGTCATGAATAAAAATAAAAAAAAGAACAATTTCACTATTTTTGTAGTCATATTATATATAATGTCAAAAGATAAAAAGATTAACACTGTAGGAAAAGTGCATGCAGTATGGTGCAATGCGTGTAAACAATTGAACCCGAATTGGCAGAAAATGAAAGAAATGGTCGGCGGAAAAGTAAATGTAGTCGAATTTGAAACGGATGCGGATAAACAACGTCTAGAACAATTCCAACAGGAAAATGGCGTTAAAATCAACGTCGATGGATTTCCGACCATGTTCAAAATGAAGGGCGGTGAAATTAGTTATTATAATGGTGGACGTTCTCCGGAAGAATTGAAAACATGGGCTTTAGGAGAAGAAACAAAAACACAAGGAGGAAAACGATCTAGAAAAAATCGAAAAACCAATAGAAAACGTCAACGAAAAACCGCCAGGAAATAAACCATTGATAATTCCTCCTCCAAAAGGTCCTTCCGTAGATAAGGATATAGAAAATTCATATAGAATGATGCATCCATATGAATCCAAACAATCATGAGAACCATGCGCCAATCTATGGAAATAATGGTGGCTTCATGGACCTCATGAAAACCCAACTCATGACATTCACAATGATGAAATCGATGAATAATCAAAACAACAATAATAATTCGTCGGACAGCGGATTTGCTCACATTTTCTACATATTTCTAACCACTGCGTTCATCGAATTTTTATTAAAGACCGTATTTCCAACAGGATTCATCATGGCAAAAGAATACTACAAAAACAATGTGAAACACTCGCATCTGTTAAAAGATCTGCACCTCTCCGACAATGCAGACAAAAAAACGTCGTCCATCACCATTCACGTGAATGTGTCCGATCTCGAGAACCGATATGGCCAAGCCCTGTTGGACTACATCACGAATAATAACAACACGAAACATATTCGGTACAAAAAACAGAATTTCATACTGAATCAAACGGACGTCATCGAAATTTGCGAGAACATATTCATCTGTTTGAAAGAAAACGAGGAATTGGACGGACCAGTCACCACCACCACGACAAACTCAACTGCAAATACTGGCGGCGCACAGATCCTGCAAACCATCGAACTCTTTTCCTACACGAAAACCACGCATGAATTACGGCAATTTCTCAACAAAATATCGTATGATTATGACATCAAACAGAAGAACAAGCTGGGCGACGACACGTATTATTTCAATCAGCATCCGATGAATGCACCGCGCATGACGAATGGTGAGAAAGATTACAGTAAATTGCCGAATACGTGCACTTTCACAATGAAGAAATTCCAGACCAATCGCAGGTTCTCGAATTTGTTCGGCCCGGAGATTGACACTGTTAGAAAACGCGTGAATTTTTTCATCAAGAACAAGAAATGGTATGATGCAAAAGGAATCCCGTATACATTGGGCTTACTGCTGTCGGGGCAAGCGGGTGCGGGCAAGACGTCGACGATCAAATGTCTGGGGAATGAAACGGGACGACATATTATCAATATCAATCTGAACAATGACATTACGAAAACGCAAATGGAGAACTTGTTTTATAATGAGGTGATTTCGGTGATTAATAATTCGACGGGTCAAACCGAGAAGTATTCGATTCCGTTGGATCAGCGGATCTATGTTCTCGAAGACATTGACTGCCAAAGCGATCTGGTCATGGATCGCGACTACAGAAATAAAGGCGATCTGGTCATGGATCGCGACTACAGAAATAAAGGCGATCTGGTCATGGATCGCGACTACAGAAATAAAGGCGATCTGGTCATGGATCGCGACTACAGAAACACTTCAAATCCATCACACGCATCCAATCCATCGCCAGCATCCCATCAAGCAAACCCTGTTGGAAAAAAAGAATGTGGGTTGCCGCCATATCAATCCAACAGTGAATTGTTTCCAGGCGCGGAAAAGATTGATTTGTCCTTTTTACTCAATTTACTCGACGGGGTTCTCGAAATACCCGGGAGAATCGTGATCATGACAAGTAATTACATAAAAATGCTGGACAAGGCGCTCATACGACCTGGCAGAATCGACGTCATTGCCGATTTCAAGAAATGTACAAATCAGACCCTGTTGGAGATGATGGAGTTTTTCTATGAAAAGAAATTGGACAAGGAATTCGTAGAACAAATTTTTAGGTTGGAAGAATATATTATTTCGCCAGCGGAAATGAGCAAACTCATGTTTGAGAACATGGAAGATTTGGAGAAAGTGATTGATTTCTTGGAAACGAAATCAAGAATGTATCAAGTGGAAGAAAATGAAAAAATAGAAAATGAAAAAATAGAAAATGAAAAAATAGAAAATGAAAAAATGGAGAAAATAGAAAATGAAAAAATGGAGAAAATAGAAAATGAAAAAATGGAGAAAATAGAAAATGAAAAAATGGAGAAAAACAATGATTTTGAACAAAATGTATATTTAGAATTCAATCCAGCAAATATCATAACAACATATGAGCCAACTTTTGCGTCATTTCAAGACCAATCAATTTCAAACATTGGGTTCAGCAAATTTGTATAATAATACAATCAAAAATTATAAAATTGATATTTTTCTGTTGGAAAATTATCTAGACACAATCCCCGTTTCTTAGTAAAAACGAAAATACGATACGCTACGCAATGAATTCACTTACAGAAAAACCCAAGAAAAAAATCGGCAAGAGTTTCCGTCTCTTTGATTTCCAGACCTACGACGACAATGCCGAGAAAAGATCGGACTCGCGATTCATGATTCAGATGTTCGGCATTAACGAACTCGGCGAAACATGCAGTATTCTCCTCCAAGATTTCCAGCCCTTCTTCTACGTGAAAGTCGGCGACGACTGGACCGACTACCATGCAAACACCCTCCTCTCCCATTTCAAACAGATGTCTGCGATCGGTGACTCGATGGTCAGTGCCAAGTTGGTCGAGCAGCACAAACTCTACGGATTCAGCGCAGGCCGCAAACACAAATTCGTCCTCGTCACATTCAAAAACATGGCGGCAATGAACCGGACCAAGAATCTCTGGTATTTCAAGAATCAGCGCACCGGAAAGAGACAGCTCGGACAATACTCGATCAACGGATACAGAACTCAACTGTATGAAAGCGGCATTCCGCCCCTGTTGCGTTATTTCCACATTCACAACATCAGTCCTTCTGGATGGATTCATCTCAACTTGCTCAAGAGCAGAACGGTCGCAGACGAAGACAAGACCACTACATGCACGTATGAATACGTCTGCACACAAAAGGCGATCACCTCAGATCTCGACAAAGAAGTCGCCGTCCCTCTCAAAATATGCAGTTTCGATATAGAGGCCAGTTCATCTCACGGCGATTTCCCCGAACCCATCAAATCGTATCGCAAACTCGCCATCAGTATTGTCGACACCATGATTCGACAAATTTCCGTGGAAAAACTCACGAAAGAAAGAGCCGGCACAATGATGCGAAAAATGGTGTCGGCCGCATTCGGATTCGGTACTTTCGACGGAATCGATCTCGTGTACCCGATCACGCCTCCGGCAAAACCCGAATTGATTTCCCTGTTGGAAATACTCGTCACAGAAGAAATGGAAAACATCCAAGTGTGCGACGGGGCGGATGTGAAAGCGGCGTCGATTGCCGACATGTTTCTGCAAAAAAACACAGAGACGAGCGATGATGTCGCAACAATGACAGATGATGTAGCAATCGACACAGCAGATGTAATTGAAGTAGAGGATGCAGATGTGGATGCAGATGCAGAGGTGGATCTAGATGCACCTGCACATGCAGAGTCAAAAGAATCACAAAACCTCAAACAAAAGACAACAACAAAAACCCCTGTTGGAAAATCAACGAAAAAAGACGCGAAAAAAGACAAAAAAACTATCATCGATTTCTTATTATCGGACGCGGAAACAAACGACCGACAACATAAAATCGAAATGTTGACACAAACCATGGGCAAAATCTTTCCGAAATTAGAAGGCGACAAGACCACCTTCATCGGATCGACTTTCCTGCGTTATGGCGAAAAAGTCCCCTACCGAAATCATTGTCTGGTTCTCGGCTCATGCGATCCGATCGACGGAATCGATATTGATTGTGTCGATGATGAAGCTGAACTTCTTGTGGCATGGAAGAACCTTATCCAACAGGAAAATCCGGATGTGATTATTGGGTACAATATCTTCGGCTTTGATTACGAGTTCCTCTTTCGCAGATCGCAGGAAACGGGATGCGAAGAGGAATTCAGCGAATTGTCGCGCAAAATCGGGGAAACCTGTTTGAAAACCCGCGTCGACAAAGAATCGGGCACTGTAGAAAATGATTTGGAAAACACGAAAGTCGCATTGGCAAGCGGTGAGTACGATTTGCGGTACTATCCCATGATGGGTCGGCTGCAGATAGATATGTATACGTATTTCCGCCGCGATTACAACTTGTCGTCGTATAAATTGGACGATGTGGCCGCCGAATTCATCAGCGACGACATTGTGTATATAAAAGATGATGATCATGACGATCACGAAGAAAAAGAAGCCACATGCATATATAGTCAGAACTTGGCGGGCCTGAATACCGGCGATTTCATACACGTGATTATCAACGGGTTCTCGAGCGATTATTATGCCGACGGCCGTAAATTCCCCGTGTTGGAAATCCGCAGAAATGTTGTGCATGAAGGCAAATCGTACAATGTGATTGTGATTCCGGGCAAACACGCCGACCGAGAAACCGGACTAGGAAAAGACGAATACAAGAAGAAACTCAAATGGTGTATGGCGAAAGACGATGTTACACCGCAAGACATTTTCCGATTGTCGAAAGGCACTGCTGCAGACCGTGCAATCGTCGCCAAATACTGTATTCAGGATTGCAATCTGGTACACCATCTCATGAACAAGATCGACGTCATTACAGGATACAACGAAATGTCGCGTATTTGTTCGGTGCCGATCTCCTTCCTCATA